ATGTCTGAAAATACTGATTATGAAACGTTAAAAGCTGAGCGCGATTCAGCACTCAATACCTGCTCACTGATTGCCGAGGCTTTGGGTATTACCGGCGCGGTTGCGGGTGACACTATTGCCAAGGTTAAACAGCTAGTTGCTGAGAGTGCGGCGCTGAAGGCTGAAAATTGCATTCAGGATTTCATCATCTCAGCAGTTAAAGATTTAGTCCGCGAAAGCGATGGTGTCACAGGCTGGCACCGTAACGGTGACGTTGCTACATGGGATGAAGTTCTGCCGGAGTTATCCCACAGCGAAACCCCAGCCACCACTCAGGCGCTTAACGAGATAAAGGCGCGGGGTGTTGATGAGTTCGTGACCAAGATTGCACGCGATTTACGGATGGCGGGTGGTGGTGATGGATATCATGAGAATCTTTATCCTGAATTTGCTGAGCACCTTGAATGTAAGGGTGGTGATTTCGCCGCCAGCCTGAGGGGTGAATGATATGGCGAAAGAATACTTTGTCATAAGCGTGAATCACACCACTCGCCATAACCGCTACATAATTTTGTGGGCAGAAAATGACGCGGGATATTGCGGAAGAATAGAGGCCGCTGGACGCTACGCGGAGGACAGAATTTTATCCCACCTTCGTTATTACAATTCTGGTTGCGACACGGTAGCTGTTCCATGTGAGGTGTTAGAGCGGTTTGCTGAGCCTGTAGAGAAAAAGTTTTTCGATACTGAAGGCGGCAAATGGGTAATTAATTGCCGGAAAAATTGGCTTGAGATTCTAAAGCACACAATCTGCAAACCACAGCATAAACCAGAGCCTGAATACAAAGGTTCACGCCGTAAGCAGGAGGCATGATGAATAACATCGAAGAGCTAACCAGCAAAGCACGAATTGAGCTGATTAAAAGTATGTTTGAAATAGCCAAGTCGTACAGCTCAGACCAGCTAACAGTGCCAATGCCTGATTTGGAAGCACTGATAGCCCAACTGGAAGCGGCGCAGAAGCTGAATCCATTGTCGGTAAATGTTAGCGAATTGGAAGCAACTTACATCGGCGATATCCGATTGCACATGGCTGCAATTTCTAACTGGAAGCTACGTGCCGAGACAGCAGAAGCAGCGTTATCAGCGGCAAACGAAAGGCTTAGTAAGCCTGTTGTGCTGCCGCCCCGTAGAAGCGCTAGCTCTTTCGTTGATGAAGAGTTCAGTAATAAAGACCTGGCCGCGATTTACAACGCCGCCCGCGTTGAATTCAGCGTAAAAATAACAAACGCCGGTTTTACGGTCGAGGGTGGGTGATGGCGACAATCGATATATCCAGAATAGGCGGGGAAGAACAGCGCATTGAAATAGTTCTGCGCTTTGGTGTTGGCAAAACCATCACGGCAATAATGTCGCCAGAGGATTTTGCACTGGCGATAACAGGTCGCAGCGAATTACCCGTAGATATCAAGCTGCGTCAAACATCCATTAGCCATGATTGTTCGGCCCGCAATCTGGTAGAGGGGAATGCAGATGCCTAAGAAACTCACGGCTAAAATCTGGAATGACCGGGGCAATGTTTATTCAGCTATTGCGGATTTTCTTCATGCGGGAGAGTGGACGGGAAGCCAATCGGAAGTGAGTGAAGGGATAGCTATCGCCGTTGGGTTAGACAAGGAAGCTCGGCGGTGCTGGGCAAGGGCCAAAAGACTAAAGGGGAATGCAGATGATGAGTAAAGAATTGGAATATACGCGCAAGCCTGACGGTGGACTTGCAGAGCATATAGAAGTGCTCGAAGCATTCGCAGATGGTGATGCCGACAACACCGAGTTACTTATGCTTCTCATTGAACTGCGTTCACTGCGTGAGCAACTTGCAGAGTTGAAACAGCAGAAACCTATAGGCCAAGTCATTAGCTGCAACGGCAATAAAACCCTTGGTTGGATTAATGATGCACCAGAGGGAACCTTGTTATTCACAGCAGCCAAGCCAGCAGAAATACCACGCCATATTTACTCAATGCTGGTAAATGAATTGCGCGATGTACCAGCGATAGGCTGTAAACGACAATTAATTATTGGTGTGTTAAACCGGCATGGCGTTATCGCTGAGTCAGTGCAGCTTGATCCACCAGCAAACAAATAATTTTAGTCACGGCCTGCGTGCGGCGGGCCTTTAAAACAGTGTGGAGGTTCGTATGATTAGTCTCGATTGCATCCCTATCAGCACTTATTGCCTGAATACTGGGGAAACAGTTGAAGCCATCAATAAGCGTATTCAGCGCGGAATATGGCGCGAGGGTAGGCAAGTTTTAAAAGTTGATGGCGTTAAAGAACGTTGGATTGATCTTACGGAGGTTTCAAAGTGGGCGAGAGGGGATCGGCAAAGCTGCCAAGGGGTATAACTATTCGTAGCCATAAGGCTGGGCAGACAATCAATATAACCTTCACATATAAAGGGGTTAAATGCCGTGAACCCCTTTCTAATATTGAAGTAACACCCAAAAATATCAAATATGCTGAACGACTTTTAGGTGAAATCCACAACAGAATAGAACGAGGCACCTTTAATTATGCTGACCAATTTCCCCGGTCGGTACGATTAAAAGTGTTCGGTAATAACCAAAGCTCTAAACATATTAAAAAATATCTTAATGAATACATTTCGATTTGTGAAAGCCGCAAATTATCACCGGGCACTATTGTAGGTTATAAAAAGTGCATGACCGCACTATCTAGCTTGCATGAAGTAAATGTCTCAGAACTCACACCTGCAATAGTAAAGAATTGGATACAAAGCCAAAAGGTTGCGCTGAAAACTATCCGCAATAGATTATCGTTCTTAGGCTCCGCGATAGATGAAGCGGTCACGGATGGCCTACTACCGGCTAATCCTGTTTCTCTTGTTTCAGCATCCCGTTACCAAGGTGAAGATGTCAGATTAGAAAGTGAATATGTGGTTGATCCACTTTCGCCAGATGAAGCTAAAGCAATTCTATCCACGGCAATGAATGTTCAATGGGAAAACCTTTTTAGATTTGCTTTGCACACCGGAATGAGAAGCTCTGAGTTATGCGCCATCAGATGGCAAGATCTCGATCTCGTTGGGAAGACTGCTCATGTGAACACGGCCAGCGTAGAGGGAGTGCTTAAGGGGACCAAAACCAAAGCGGGACGAAGAAAAATAGAATTAGACTCTGAAGCATTACTGGCCATCAAGAATCAAAAGCCCTTTACCTTTATGCTCAACGAGTTTGTTTTCCATGATCCAAAAACAAATGAGGCTTGGGCCGGTGCTGATGCGATCCGAAAAAAAGCATGGGTACCGACTTTAAAAAAAGCTGGAGTCCGGTACAGGAATCCATATCAGACCAGACATACATTTGCCACGATGCATATTAGCCAAGGCGCAAACCTCTTCTGGCTAGCTGGACAAATGGGCCACAAGGGGCCGGAGATGTTATTCAGGCACTATGGTTCGTTCCTAAAAGAATACAGTGGAGTGACAGAGGAAGTACACCAAAAGAGCCGTACAGGATACGCACCGGAAAAATAA